TGCTATCATGGAGAATAAACGTAAGAAAACTTTATATACTTAGGAGACGAGTATGGCAGATTTAAAGATGGTAGAGATAGGCACGGATAAAGATGGTAACTCTTTGTACAATGTTCGTGACAATAGTAAAGGTGGTGAACTTGTTGTTGAGAAAGCTTTAAGTTTATCAGAAGCAGAAGCACTAATGAACGGTGGATCAACTTCTAGTTATAAATCTATGTCTAAATTAGAGTTAGAAACACTAATGCGTGAGCATGGTGTAGAACTTGATAGACGAAAGAGTAAAAAAGAGTTATTAGAAGAAGTAGAAAACTTCTTTAAGGAGTAATAGATGGCTACTTCAGGAACTACCGCCTTTGATATGGACTTCACGGAGATCGCTGAAGAAGCATGGGAACGTGCGGGTCGTGAGATGCGGTCTGGGTATGACTTAAGAACTGCTCGTAGGTCTATGAACTTGATGACTATTGAATGGCAGAACCGTGGGATTAACCTTTGGACTATTGATGAAGGTACGGTCAGTCTTGTAAAAGGCACGTCGGAATACGCACTACCTGCAGACACAATAGATTTACTTGAGCAAGTTATCAGAACCAATGCGGGCAACACGTCTACACAATCTGATCTTACCATAAGTCGTATAGGTGTGAGTACTTACGCATCTATCCCTAACAAGTTAGTACAAGGTAGACCTATTCAAGTGTGGGTGGAGCGACTTGCTTCTGCACCAAGCATTAATGTTTGGCCAACACCTGACAGTAACGACTATGTTTTTAAGTATTATCGTATGCGTAGAATAGAAGATGCAGGTAGTGGTGTTGAGACCGCAGATATGAACTTTAGATTTTTGCCGTGTCTTGTAGCAGGTCTAGCTTATCATATAGCTATGAAGGTTCCTGAACTCGCAGGTCGTATTGACATGCTCAAAGCAGCTTATGAAGAACAGTACGGTCTCGCTGCAGGAGAAGATAGAGAAAAGACTTCAGAACATTTTGTCCCAAGAGTAGGAAGGATATAATGTCGAATAGGTTTGCATCAAAAAAGAGAGCCATAGCAGAGTGTGATATTTGTGGGTTTCAGTTTAAACTTAAAGAGTTACGAAGTTTAGTTGTTCGTGGGCGAGATACAAACACCCTTGCGTGTATTGAATGTTGGAGTCCAGATCACCCACAAAATAAACAAGGACTGTATCCTGTAAGAGATCCACAGGCTATTCTTAACCCACGTTCTGATTTCGCAGGACGCGATAGCAGTAGAAATATACAATGGGGATGGAATCCTGTAGGAGACAGCAAAAACATCTACAATTTAACAGTCAATAATCTACAAGCTACAGGCGCAGTGGGCGATGTTACAGTAACGACGGGATAAGATATGAATTACGCTTCTCTTAAAACAAACATAGAAGATATATGCGAAACGTCTTTTACAGATGACCAACTTGCAATGTTTACGCAGCAAGCAGAAGAAAAAATACTTCAAGCTGTAAATATACCCGCACTACGTAAAGTAGATGATGGACCTTTAGTATCTACGAACAAACTGTACACGTTGCCCACCGACTATCTGTACACGTACAGTATTTCTATTATATCAAGCAGTACACATACATATTTGTTAAATAAAGATGTTAACTTTCTAAGAGAAGCGTTTCCTGTAAACACAAGTGCAAAGTATGGTATACCTAAATTTTACGCTCAGTACAGCGAGACACAGATAGAGTTGGCTCCTACACCCGACGCAAATTATGAGCTTGAGCATGTATATGGGTACTACCCTACATCTATTGTAAGTGGTAGCACTTCTTGGCTTGGAGATAACGCAAGCGCTGCGTTGTTAAATGGAGCTTTGGTTGAGGCTATACGGTTTCAAAAAGGTGAAGCTGATGTGGTTGCTATGTATGAAAAACAATACGCATTATCTCTAGGGTTACTAAAACAACTTGGAGATGGTAAACTAAGGCAAGATACATACCGTTCAGGACAGTATCGTATGGATGTAGGTTAGATGGCTTTTACTGGTAATTATATGTGTACGTCTTTTAAGGTCGCTCTTTTAAATGGGGAGATGGACTTTAGTAGTGATACATCACAGTCTTTTAAGATTGCTCTATATACTTCAGACGCAACTCTTGATGCGACTACAACTGCGTACTCAACAACCAACGAGATCTCAGGCACAGGTTATACAGCGGGTGGTAACACGTTAACAATAGCTACTAATCCTACAAGTGATACAGGCGGGACTGTAGCGTATTTAGATTTTAGTGATACCACATGGACAAGTTCTTCCCTAACAGCTAGAGGGGCGTTAATATATAAATCTGGGGGTACAAATCCTGCAGTGGCTGTGTTAGACTTCGGAGCTGATAAAACGACAAGTAGTGAAACTTTTACGGTTACGTTCCCTTCTTCGTCTGCTACTACTGCAATAATAAGAATCGGTTAGAGGATTAAAATATGGTAAGTGTATATACAAATCATCTTAGACTAGAAGAGATTGGCACAGGTGAGCAATCGGGTGATTGGGGGACTACAACCAACACAAACTTAGAACTGATTGCTGAAGCTTTTAGTTATGGTACAGAAGCTATAGCGGATGCTAATATTACTCTTACGATGGCAGATGGAACTTCAGATGGGTTACGTTCTTTCTATGTTAAAATTACATCAAGTGTAGATCTTACCGCAACTCGAACCATAACACTCGCACCGAATGATCTTAGTAAAGTGTGGATGATTGAAAACGCTACATCTGGATCACAGATCATAACAATTAAACAAGGTACAGGAGCGACTGTAAATATTGCCAACGGGCAAGTTAAGATGGTAGCCACTGATGGCGGCGAGGCAGACGCTATTGTTTATGATCTATTAACAGATGTAGAACTTGCGGGTACGACCACTGCCACTGCACTCACTGTAGATGATGTGGCTATAGACGGTAAAGTTATTACTATGACAGGTTCTAGTGGCGATACCGCTACAATGACTGTGGGTACAAACGGAACTTTAGCTGTCACAACTACAGACGGGTCTGCTGCTGCTGCGAATATAACTATAACGGCAGATGGTACATTTGAAGCCGCAGGTACAACAGTTACTTTAAATTCTTCTGGCGGTATTACTTTAGATGCAGATGGTGGAACAATAACATTCGCTGACGCAGGATCTTCTCTCGGTACAATTACTTCGTCTGGATATAGTGGCACGGCGGCTGTAGCTACCACAGTTACCATAACTGATAATGAAAGTACTAATGAGAATAATGCAATTATTTTTACCGCAGGTGGAGATGTTGATGGTGGTAACATAGGGCTAGAGAGTGATGGCAATCTTACTTATAATCCTTCAACTGGAACTGTTACAGCTACTGGGTTTTCTGGGGCATTAGGCGCTAGTTCTGCTGCCGCAGCAACTGTAACAACTCTCGATACAAGTGGTGCTGTTAACTTAAATCTTACTACTGATTCAACTAGCTCAACTTCAGGCGCTTTGATTGTTGACGGTGGTGTTGGTGTAGCTAAGAAGTTGTTTGTTGGTACAGACTTTGATGTGTCTGGTAATACAGTGATTGATGGCACTGGGCTAGTAACAGGTGTTTTAACTACAACAGCTACACAGGTGGCAACTGGCGGGATCACAAGTGGTTCAAATATTGTTTCTGACACAGACGGCGCTGATGATCTTGGTACAACTAGTGTTCGTTGGGCTAACTTGTATGTAGACGCAATCACTGCAACAGACCAAATAACAGCTACTGGATTTACTGGTACGTTAGACGGCATTCTTGGATCTGGCTCTGCCGCCGCTGCAACTGTAACGACTCTTGATACAAGTGGGGCTGTCAACTTAAATCTTACTACTGATTCAACTAGCTCAACTTCAGGTGCTTTGATTGTTGATGGCGGTGTTGGTGTAGCTAAAAAGTTGTTTGTCGGTACAGACCTAACAGTAGGTGGAGATTTAACCATATCAGGTGATGATCTTATAATGGGTACAAATACCGCAGGTATGCTTCTTATTGCAGATGGCACAAACTTTAACCCGACTTTAGTAACTTCCTTAAGTGAGATTTCAACCGCTGCAGACGACGATGTACTTTTAGCAGTAGATACTTCAGGTGGGGGACTTAAGAAAATATCAAGAAGCGCTATTATTGCAGGTACTGGTTCAAGTGGAGACTTAGCTAATGTCGTTGAAGATACTTCTCCACAGCTAGGTGGTAACTTAGATGTTCAAGCCCGCGCTATTACAACATCTACATCTAATGGTAATATTGCCCTAACACCCAACGGTACGGGTGTTGTTATGATTGATGGTAACGTTGGTATTGATACTGGTAAAATTGATCTCAAGAATGGTGGTACAGCTTCACAAATTTTATTCTACTGTGAAAGCTCAAATGCTCATGCCCAAACATTACAAGCTGCGCCACACTCTCAAGGAGCTACAAACACACTTCTACTACCTGATGGTGGTAATGGTACACTATTGTCAACAGTTTCAACAGCTACTCTTACTAATAAAACTTTTGGTGATAACACAAGTTTTGGAGATAACAATATTACTAACGTAGGTGATATTGCATTAGACTCTATTAGTGCTGACGGCACAGATATAAATGTAGCTGTATCTGATAACTCTGCAACTGCTCTTACAATTAAACAAGGCTCAGACGCTTATCTTATTATAGACACAGCAAATAGTAGTGAGTCTGTATCTATAGGTACAGGTATATCTGGTACAGCGATTACGCTTGGGCATTCTACTTCTGAAGTTACTGTTGCAGATAATCTTACAGTTACAGGAGACTTAACAGTATCAGGCACAACCACTACAGTAAATTCAACAACTGTTAATTTAAACGACCACAATATTGTATTAGACAGTGGTAATGACACAAGTGCTGTAATAAACGGTGCGGGTATAACTATTGAAGGTGGCAGTGGAGATGATGCTACATTTACGTATAACACCACAGGACCTAAATTTGAATTGAAGTTAGGGTCTGCACACGAGGATTTACAAGTTGCAGGATTAATTGCTACTACGGGAGTATTTAGTGGTATATTAAAATCAGATGATACCACAG